GTGGTTTTATTAAGGAAATTCCGAAACCTATAAATCGCTAAATATCTCATATGGTGAATCTGAGAGCACCTACTCATCTCCATCACGATATTTAGCTTTCCACCTAGCCACATGTGTTGCGTAATCAGTGTCTAATTCCGCGCACAAGTGGGTAATTCCCGCACGTGAAGCAACCTCTTTCATTTGCTCACGTCTGTGTTCAAAGATATCCTGACCATGGTTGAACCATTCACGAAGTGCTGTATCTATATTAATAGCACTCGCATGTTCCTCAGAGACAGGGGCATTTTTCCCACGAAGATAACAATGTAACATCTTGAAGCACGATTTTTCAACCAATGCTCCAACATGGACACCCAATTCAGGGTGCCAAACACTCTTTCTCTTTAGGAACTCGAACTCCTCAGGTGGTAAGAAGTCCAATAATTCACTCTCTTTATCTGGCATAGTGTACGTTTGACCGTACCTCGCCAAAAATTCAGAAGCTCCTTTAATTGTAAAATTTGTAATCTCTTTACTAACAGATCCGATGTTATCGTCCCCATAAGTCATAAGTTTAACAAATTTACGAAACTTCTTTCTTTCTTCAAAAGAGGGTGCTGGATTATTCTCATAAAAGTAACAACGGAGATTCAAACTTCCGCAAATGCCATTAAGAATGACTGTTAAGGAATTACCACTAATGTGGGTACCCTCAGTCAAACTAATCAAATCTCCATTATAGGCGATCAATGCGTAAACAATATCGCCTGTCATCGCTTTCATGACAGTTAAATCCTCTTCACTATAATCACACTCACGTGCAAAATCCATCATAATACGAAGAGCAGCGAACAGCAATTGAGAGGGTAATTTCTGGTCATATTTTCCATAATCACCCCCAATCAATCGATCTTCACCAAACGTGACAATATGTTCGTGCAATTCCTGCCATTCCGGTCCGTGGCTGTTCACACCAACAGCACACTCGGAAACTTTAGGATTAAATTGCATAACGCGCAAGATAGGTAAAAAGTATTTTCTAACGAGGAAGGTTAAAGCTATCCCGTTTCCATAGAAAATTCTACATTTCCTTTTGGATAATACTTCATCTTTCTTACACGCTCTAGCAACTACATAAGCTCTTTCACCACGTCTATAACAATCTTCACAGCGTCGAATTTCATTCATTATGACATCATCAAACACACGATTGTTAGGTTTATCCTCAGTTGGAGGCAATTCTGTAACAAAACGTCGTTTGTTGCCTCCCAAAGGGAAGCCTATAGATGTATTCAAATTAATAGAATCAACGAATTTCATACCAGGAATACCATTCAGATTCTCATGGTCAGTTAATGGTCTTACATGCGTCCACAAATTACTACGGAATATTGGCAACATATCCTCTTTATAATCTTTAATTGCTAAAATAAGCAAATCAGGATTAAAAGGGTGTGCCGGCACAGCTAAATTAGCCAAACACGTTTGCCAACCCTCCCATTGTGGATCTTCCACAGGAGGACGATAAATATTTGGACTATTACACACATCCATAACATGTTCACTAATAGGTGTAACTTTAACATCTGAACGAAAAACAGACATACCAGGACACGTACCGTGAAATTTAACTTGTGAATCTTCAGGCATATAATTTAAAGGACTTTTAGGGTGTAAAGTGGTGCCAGTAATGAGATTAACTCCAAGCACTTGGGCTTCAAATTTCTCAGCACTACCAGACACAACAACCCCCTCAAGTTCTTCCAATTGCTTAATAGCATGATTAACATGTGAGGCGAAAAGGATACCCGCACATCCTTTAGGAGTGCCAGCTCTACCACCAAGATGAATACCTAAAATAATAGGTTTCAACTTGGATATCAGTACAGCTCCACACATCCCTTTAAATGTATTGACAGTCAAACCGTCATAATACAAACCATCAAACTCAGCACAACCATTACTAGTTCGCTGCTGAGAGGCAAGTCCATGAGCGGTTTCCAGTTGTCCGTCTTTACTACGCCACTTAAGCAAAAACTCAACACTTGGAATATCCTTTTCAGGCAAATATTTACGAAGATCCTTGAATGAACCACCGGAAGCGGAATAACAAATACGCATATCAGAGTCAGGTAACAAAATACTCTGTGACTTACTCAAACGTACTGCAAATTTACCTCCAGCAGCAGCAGGATCACGTACACGCAAAGTACAATCCAATACATCTACTTCAAAATAATGATTCGGAATAACAATAACATTGGTGGTAAGAAACAACCCATTTACACGAAGGGTTCTATCACCAATTTGTACCGAACCATATACCAGATTTTTCTCAACTAATCCTTCTAATTGATGAGAAGTAGACGTTGCTGCCAATGGATTCACGGGTAAAGGACGATGCACAACAGATGTCCAAACATTCGGTTCTGCATCACGTTGACGAATTTGTGCTTCAGTCTTGGGTTCCAAAGAACCCTGAGGACGAAGTCTTCGCCAAGCCTTATAAACACGTGAAATCCCGTACAAAGCGCCGACAATAGCACCCGCTTTACAAATATTAGATACGTGCTTATCACGATAATCCTTTAATACGGGTGCAATGGTATTACGATCAACAAGTTCTCGATCAAAATCACGCTTAACACAATTAACCATAGATTTTTGAACTGTAATACCAGCGGTAAGCAGTCCAGTACCCAAACTAATTGTTAATTCACGTGGTTGTTTTCTCGAAAACCACATTGCTCCGAAA